CCATGAGTTTCCATCTTCCATACGATATGCTCAACCTGACGATTGATGTTGAGTAGTTCAATGACTTGATCTCCGTGACGTTCGAGGAGTTCGTGAAAGTAGAACTCAGCCAGTTCGAAGGTGTTGACACAGTCAGCCTTCAGGTATCGCAGCATGACTGAGCTAAGGACTGAATCACTAAGAGTGGGTCGGAAAGATGCAGGGATGTGCTTTCGTATGGCTGCTGGTAACCAGAAGTCCATTCGGTTCCATTTGTTATTCTTTCCACAAGGAAGGAAGGATGGATGAGATCCTTCAGCCGATGCGATGAGCCAGTCTCCGTAGACAGCTTTGAAGCGTTTGGTTCTTGTGAGTCTACGGCATTTGTCGACGACACTAATCAACTTCTTGTCTTCAGGGTAGCCTCGCTGCAAGTATTTCTGAGTGAGGAAATCTAAGCTAAGTTCGTCCGTTGAGCAGTAGAGGTGTGCGAGTGTGGTAGTATCAACTATCTTTTTCCAGAACGACTCTTCTGCTGGTTCGTTCCAGTCGTAGATTCCTGATTCACAGAGGGCAGCAATGTCGAACTTGGCATTGTGGAAGACGATGAGGTTGGCGTTGTCGAAAGTGCTTCTAAGAGACTTCGGATGCTCTTTAGTTCGGTAACGAGTTCTTGGATCAATGTCAGTAGTTGAGTGTTTGAATACGGCTCCATCATAAACTCCAATTGAAAAGGTTGTGGCACCGTTGCGTATATAAATTCCGCACGTCTCAGAGTCACATGCCAGCATACTCGTATCCGAAAAAGAAGCCCGCTGGGTTAGAGCGGGCTATGAGGAAGACTATGGGAGTAACGACTATGGAAGGATCAGGTCAGCGTAGTTGGCTTTGACTTTCTTGCCATCACGTTCAAGGGTCACAGTTCCAGCATCATCATCTGCTGCGATGACCTTGAATGTCAAGGCTTTGGGCGACTTCGCTGGCTTGTAATCGACATCAAAGCCAATCCAGTCAGACGGATTGAATTCTGCTTCAGCAGCGTCTGCAGTATCGTCTGCTTCTTCGGCTGCAGCTTCGTCGAGTTCTTCTGACCATTCATCTGTGGTGTCGTCTGAGTCTGCTGAGTCACCTTCAGTATCTTCTGGTGAAGAGAAGTCCTGATCGTCTGCTTCAGCAGCCAGTCCACCGATGTAGAAGTTGTTGCCCTTGCCGTCCTTACGTTTGACGACTCGGATCATGATGTCCTTACCGACTGTGGACTTGATAGCAGCGTCGATCTGGTCGAGGGACAAGTCCTTCGTGTCGATGCCCATCAACTGGAGATCGCACATCAGGTTGTCCAGACCCTGTTCAGCAGTACGGTACGGGCTGTCACTCAGTCCGTGCAGGATGCCGATACGATGACCGTTGTATTGCTCCTGACCAGCAACAGTGCCATCCACCTTGAAGTCAAGGATGAAGTACGTGTTGCCGTCTTTGGTGATAATGTTGTTGCGACTGAACTTGGTGATGACCTCACCCGGAGGACCAGCGTAGTCCTGCTGAGGTGTTGTCTTCTTAGCGACTTCCACATGCTTCTTCAGTCGAGCATTGGACTTCATGAGTGCTGCGAGGGAGGTTACTTCTTGGGCCATTTGAGGTTCTTTCTTGTTATGAATAGGACACGGTCTTGTTGTTTCGTCATAGCAGTAACAGCCATCTGTCGACTGCATCACATCCCCAGTGCTTCTTTGAGTTTACTCCATGTTTCCTTGGCTGATTCTCCACAGTCGATTTCAGTCATCCCTTCCGGGGTACACCATGACTTAGCTGTGTAATAAGTCGTGGGTGACAATCCGATGAATCGACGTTCACCAACTGTGTTCTTCTTCTTGGTTTTCTGGTCGATAGAGACAAGGATCTCCTGACCCATGAAGAAGACACCGTGTAGATCCTTGGACGTGTACTTCCAGATGTTCTTATCAAGCTCTGGACGATACTGATCGTAGTCAGGACCATTCGGGTTGTTGACTGGCTTGAACGTCGAGTGAGCGATCAGTACGACGTTGTAACCCTTGGCTACGATCTCCAGCATTGTGCTGAGGAGTTCTGAAGACCAGAATGCTTCAGCAGCTTTCGTGTAGCCAGCGTAGTAAGCTGTGAAGTCCTTACTGTCCATGTCGCTGTCAAACAGCATAGAAGCACAGTGCTGGTAGCAGATGTCCTGCAGGCCAGAAGTACTGTCGATGACCAGTGTTTGACGATCATGCTTACCATCACGGAAACGCTGCATCGCTGTCATGCAACGCAGGTATCCGGGATGACCACCAGCAGGGATCTCGTCGTGAGGTGCCAGTGGTTCCAACTGGATGATGGGGATGTCAGCAGGAACGAGTTTACGTTCCTTGTACAGATAGATGCCCTGTTCTCCACTGGTGGTAATGAACATTGGTGCTGGAAACTGAGCAGCCAATGTTGTCTTGCCCATTCCGGGAGGACTGTAGAGCATCAGGAATCGACCATGCTGAGGCTTGGCTTCAATCAGGTCTTCAAAGATGTTCTGAGAAGAAGCAGTGATAGCAGGTCGATTGGTTGGTGGTGCGGGTTGTCGTTTGATTGGACGTTGGGGTGTGCTCATCGGTATGATACTTTTGGTCTAAGGCCGAGGGTTGATCCAGTAAGACGGAAGTTGCGGAAGCGTTCCTGAGTACCTTCCATAAAGGGGTTGTAGAGTCCGTAAGGTGTTGCCCAATGAAAGCGATTGATTTCATCCTTTCGGTTAGGGTGTGTCATGTACGTGTACCAGTCTAAGAACGCTTCGAGCATCGGGTACAGGCACCCGTGCATGAATCTTTCGTATCGTTCTTCGTCAGGTCTGATCCAATATCTGAAGAAGTGGTAATCACGATCCGTGTCAATTGCTTCTGCAAGTCGCAGCCTGAACTCTTCTCGGGTCTCCTTGGACTTCTGTCTTGGACCCCTGTAGCCGAAGCCACCGGGGCGTCTGATGTGCTGGTACCAGATCCTTTCTGGAAGATAGCCGTACGAAGCCTTGTAGAGAAGCTGGTACATGTTGACTTGAAGGTTGCGATCAATCTCGCGAGCAATGTCATCTTCACTCCATTCTCCACGGCATTTGTTTTCCATGATGACTGCGTCACCTTCACCGTCGATAAACCCGTTGAGCAGGAGTGATCGACCTGACGGTAACGTGAGTTGGATCTTGTGCTGGCACTCTGACTTGTCTACGTGGAATAGATCCAAGTCAGCACCATACAGTGAGATCCATGTTGTAACCTGATGTTGGGCAAGACCAGCCCACCAACTAATTTCATCGTGATCGTCGTACTTCGCAGTCTGCTTCTCGAATTCAGTTTGGATGAACTTAGCAGCACCACGAGGTTGACGGGTCTTGATGTATCCCTCAATGCCTGCTTGGATCAGGCTACCATAGTTCATGTTCTTGTTCCAAGGTTCTACCGCTTCAAGGTCTCTGAGGTAAGAGACTTCAAAGGCTACTCTATCGACCAGCCACATCTCAAGTGCTGACAGGCTTAGTCCGTTGACTGCTGGGGACCAGATTGGTCTGAATTGCACCATCTTTGACCATTTCACAGAAGGGGTGTAAATCTCTGAGGTGAAGAACTACTAAGGAGTTGGCACGGTCTCCTGCTTCACCTATCACGCATACAGCAATCTTGTTCTCGACTGCTGCTTTCTCTCTTTCTTCGTCAACTAACGCACGAAGTCCTTTGTTATTGGATTGGGTGTATTTGCATGAAATGAATAACGATGGGTGTAATGAGTCAGATCGTGTCATCTTTCCGTTGCCTCCACTTAGAGCAGTTCTGGTGGTGGAGAAGATAGTTGACACGAAACGTTCAAACGCCTTCCACTGACTCATAGTATCATCCTTGAAGTAAGAGGATGCAGGAATACGTCGTTAACGACATTTCTGTTAGCGTTACCTGCGAGCAAAATGCCCCTACCGCGTCTGATGTGGCACGGTAAGGCCGTCAACCTGCGACACAGAAACTTCGTCATTGCAGGACTGCCGGGAAGATCAACTAAGCTGAGACTGTTGCTGGCTTAGCTTTACGTTTTGGTCGGGGACGTTTCGCTGGTTCTGCAACCACCGTTTCATCAGATGGCTCTGCAGGAGGTCCATCGGAATCGTCCCCTTCGCTGATCTCAGGTACACTGGTTTCCACTTGTTGGCTCGACGCAGCTTTCGCAGCAGCAGCACGTTCGAAACACAGAGTATGGTAACCGTCAAACATAACAGGGAAATCAGTATAACCATCACGCTCTTTCTTATTCAGGGAGATGTCGGAGACCTTCAGACCAGTGCGACCTTCGAGGACTGCCTTAGCAGCCTTAACGAATGGTCCTACCCAGTCACGGTCACGGTCCTTGCTGCCCTTCTCTGCTGTTAGCTTGTTCCAGTAACCTGCAAGTGCCCATGCTGGGTCACCCTTGTCGTAACCTGATCCAACAGCCAGTTGATTCAGGAACAGGTCCATCGCATCCTCAATTTCTGAGTTGATAGAGACTTCAACAACAGTGTTGCCGTCATCGTCAAAGCAATCGTTCTCTTCAACGCAAGCAACGTACGTCAGAGCAGCCAGATAAGCCAGGCTCATCTTCAGCCCTTTGTTGCCGCCATCAGCGTCATTGGCGTCCAGAACCATTGTAACGAACTTGGCGAGTTCAGCATGACGATTCTGGATAAACGACATCATTTCTGAGATGAGGAACTTAGGTGCTGAGGAGACGGTAGCACCACCTTCGATCAGCCATACCAGACGTGCAGCACCAGCGAGAGTCTTGGTCCAAGTCTTACGCTTGCTGACTGTAGCATTCCATGCTTCCGGAATGACAGAATCTACCCAAGGATCACGGAACAGTACGTCGCTGTGCGTGCGAGTCTTACCAGTATCCACTGTATCGGCAGTGTCATGAGGAACACCGTAGATGACGACAGCATCCCACTCAGTCTGAGCAGCAGGCCACACTTCGTCCTTCTCAATGGCTTGCTGAGCGAATACCAGACCCTGCAGGCGATGCTGGCCAGAGATCAGGTGCTCTTCGCCATCAGCGTCAACTGAGAAGATGATAGGCTCACCGTTGCACTTCCACTGACCACGAAGCATTTCGTTGGCGTACAGGTTGGCAACACTGCGGGACATCGGACGATTGCTGTTGTTTAGATCCTTCAAGCAAGCAAGAGCGAATGCGGGTGTAATGCACAGCACTTTGGTTTTGATCGGAGTCAGGGTCTTTTCAGCTTTGGAGAACAGGGTTTCGAGTTTCATAGGGGGTTCTTTCTTAGTGAGGGTTGTCGTTCGTTCGGGTGCAGTTTAACCGTCAGACGGTCGGTGTCAACAGTGGAATAACAATTTTTGCAACATTCATTAGTTCGTCGCAGATTCGAGCTACATCATCACGGGTCATTGTTTCTGAGAGAGGAAGATAGATGATCTCGTGCTGAAGTCGCATTGCGTTGGTAATGCAGTCGGCAGTTCCGTCATCAAACTCAGCTTGCAGCTTCATCGACTTGAAACCCTGACGGGCAGCGATACCTTTCTCGTTGAGTCTCAGTACAAGTTCGCGTTGTTGGAAGCGATCCATTCCTTTGATATGAATGGGATAGATCCACGGGTACCGGCAGACGTGCCGTAACCATTCCAGAGGAAGATGATCGTCGTAATTGTTTCCACGAAAATGTTTTGCAGCGTTGGTAGTCTCAAAGTTTCTGAGTGATGGAAGAATGAGTTCAGCGTGGGCGTTGCTCATACGAGCATTGACCCCACGAGGAACGTGAAAGTAATCGTGGTTGTCGTCAAAGCCAAGAGTACGAAGCTGTTTAGCCAGTCGTACGTCTTGAGGGTTCTTGAAAGCGATCATTCCGCCTTCTTCACCGTGGATCGTCTTGTTCTTGTAGAAGGACCAGCAAGCAGCAAACGTGTTTGGATGAGGCTTGGCACCATGAACTTCAGCCATGTCTTCGATGACCAATGGACCGTACGGCTTACGATGTAACGCAGCCACGTCACATAGATTGCCGTAGATATGAACAGCCATGACGATGTGCATCTGATCCGGAACCAAGTCCGTATTTATCTGCAGGATGTCGTCGCAGTCCACAAAGTGAATATCCAGATCAGCCATAGCAGCAGCACGAGCACAGGCGACCATCGTGTACTCTGGAATAGCAATGCTGGGTCTGACTGCTCCAGTTACATCGTCGGTAATCTTGGTACGAGCAACTTCACAGGCAATATGCAAGGCTGCTGTGCCACTGGATACGGCGACAGTATTGGGGTTGCCGATGAACTCTCCAAACTCTTTCTCTAGTTGCTCGAAGGCTTGCATTGCTGTCTCCTATTTCATTTGTTCATGAGCACAAGGATCGAAATCGTAATTGAAGTAAACTTTGTCAGCAGGTGTGTACGGTCCCTGTTTGATCTCAACAAACTGGACATCAGTGATGAAGTGAAATGCGTGACCACCAGAGTACTGTATGTAAACGTCTCCGCTTCGTAAAGGCTTTGCTGCTACAAAATTACCATTTGTGTCAAAGATATCTACCACGATGTGACCTGAACGAACAATCAGTACTTCCTGTGTGCCCGTCACTTGTTTCTGAACAGGGAGATGTTGATGAGCCTGGACGACTGTGCCAGCCTGACGATGTAACACGCCTACCTGAATGGACTGGGCATCGTCTGTGACGAATTCAGTCTTCACTTTCTCGTTGCCGATGTAGAGGCTGTGGAGGTGAGTTGCCAGCAGTGTCAGGGAGTTAGGTACGTAGATGTTATCGACTAGCATTTAATTTCTCCAGAATGTTTAGGGGCTGTCATGTTTGTAATAGGCAGAATCGACTGTGTCTTCCAGAGATCGTACACCTAATACCTTAAACACTTTAGGGTGCGTGTAGTTTAGCAATATCACTTGTTTACTCACTCGCAGTAGTTCATCTTCCATGGTCTTCCATACTGCGTACCCAAGACCTTCGCATACCATTCCTTCGACGGATCTGCCTACCACAAAGTCAAAGTAACGGTTTGGGTAATCCAGTTTTCTTAGATCACCTACCTGAAAGGTATGTTGAGGGTAGGCCTGTTGTGCCAGTGATATAAAGTCAGGAGAGATGTCTATCCCGGAGTACAGTACCTGTGGTCTGTCTTTTAGCGTGTCTACAAGGTGTCCCTGCCCACAACCAGCATCTAATAGTTTACACGCTGTGCCTTCGGGGATTACCGATTCAATCACTTCTTTATGAATCGCTAATGTCTCGTACCACACTTGCACAGATGTGTGCCATACCGCAAGGAATCGCCAGTCTTCTCTTTCGACAAGAGATAGTCTGCGACTCCAGAATAACGGATTATCTACTTTTACTTTCACGGTATAAATCCTAATACATACGGCTTGAATGTGTTCTGAAGGTAACGCCAATGAGACCAGTGGGGAGCTTCAGATTCGGCTCGCTGTAGCCAACCTCTGTTGTTCAAGTTGAACACTCCATCGAACAGGTGTCCCAGATCAATGTGGCTGCATTGGGGGAACTCTTTATAAATCTGCCATGATAATGGTTTGGCCAGAAAGCCAGCACACCATACAAAAATCGTAGTCTGATCGGCTTCATCCTGACACTTCCACAGAGTTTGCTGATATTCGCGGTAAGCGTCAGTCTGTGGGATCAGTATTGTCTCTACGGCACCCAGACAGTGTGCCGCCTTCCTGACTGTTTGATTGCAGACCAGAACGACTCTATGCCCTCCTGTTCTTAATTCGTCGATTAGCTCAATGGTTCCTTTGCTGTCGACTGTCTGATTGACTTCATCGTGAGTTGTGTACCATACGTCGCCAGCACACCATCTGGTCTTCTCCAGTAACCCCGGCTTTGACCGGACATATCTGTCAAACACTTGTGACGACTCAAGGTTGTACTCGATTTGCCAAGTTGCTCCTACGAGTATGTGGGAGCTATCTTTATGCACAATCTCATCTGCGAGTTCTTCAAACGTATTGAACAAAGCATCACACACATTTTTAGTATAGTGGTGCTCCTCGCTGGTCGTTTGCTTAGGAGATCGCAGGTGAAACATTGCATTCCACTCACCATCATTGTATCTGATATGCAGGAATGGCTCTTTCTTGTCGAGCCAATTTCGCATCTGATCCATTGTATCCTTGACACTTAACCCGTATGTATGAGCACTAGACATTGGACTTCTCTTCGTTAATAAAGCATTCGGGAATTGGACCTCTGTACCACTTTACTTCTGCACCTCGGGGTAAGCTATCACCGGGCTTCCAAGTTTCAAACATAGATCGACTTTCGCAGTACCAGCGTCGTCGTCTATCTGCTGCTTCTCCTCGGGCCTTGTAATAGTCATTCTTAGCTTTACGCAACGTATGGCTGGCAGCAAATGCCATATGGATACATGATGGCTCAGAATAAAACTTTAAGTTGCCAACCAAATCAGGATCTTCGGGACGTTGATGGTTGCCTGCGTACCTGAGTCCTGTTGACCAACGAATCCCCTTGGTATGCCTCATGTCCCAGAAGCCACCAACCACTTCCAAAGTGAACAAAGGTTCTTCCTGAATACATGCAGGATGCCATGGATGTGTGAATTGGAAACAAAAGTGTCGAGTACTGCTGTCTTCACTCTCCATGATGTTGTTGATAATACTTTGGTCGGCTCGCATGTAGAACTCATCGGCATCCAGAATCATTATAAACTCTGGACGTGTATCGACTAAGTAATCCAAGTACGCCTGACGTGCAGCGACTTTACCAAGTGCTGGGTCTTCATGCTTGGTAAAGCCATACTTGATGTGAGTAATACGTTTGTCGATGGCAGCTAAGCGGGTAAGATACTCCGTGGTACCGTCTACGGATAGACCATCAGCAGAGACTAACTCAGGATTAGTTTCTGCATATACTTTATCTGCGGCTTCTACGAACACCCATTCAACTAATCCCGGCCAGTTCTTATGTTGTTCGTAGAGTTTAGGGAGCCATTCCATCTCATTGAGCACCAGAGTGCAGAGTGCAAGTTTCATAGTACAGACTCCAGTGCTTCGATGTAACGGTGTTTCAGCATTTCCCATGAGTTGGCAGTACGGTAGTTCTCACCTTCCAATGAGAACTTCTCGATGTCCTGATCTGTCCATTGGTCGATGCAAGTAGCAATAGCGACAGGATCGACTACTGATTCCTCAATACGAAGGCAGCCACCTCCAACCTGAGTGATGCGTCGTGAAGCAACAGGAATCAATGGTTCTTCTGGTAACCACTGGTTAGTCGGAAACCTGTTGGTCGTCATCACCATCATGCCTGAAGCGAAGGCTTCCTGTAACGGCAAGCTAAGCCCATTGTATTTTTCTGGTGCGACATAGACATCGTACACAGGATCAAACAGTTGGTGCCGAGGAACCTCACCAGCGATGATTGTCGGGACTACTGCAGTCTTGGGCAGGTCAGCTTCCTTGAGCAGCTTGTAGATGCCTTCAGGTTTCTGACAACGAATAGTCAGGTCGATGTCTGACTGAACGTACGCCAATGCCCTGATCAGTTCCAGTGTCCCCTTGTGGTTGCGGGAACCAATGTTACCAGCATTGTGCAGGAACCTACGTGCCTTGGTCCTGCGAGTCCACTGGATGTGGTCCTCAACAGGAACAGGGATATGGATGCCGTCAGGGAAGTATTGCTGATCCAGTAATGAAGGATTTATGAACAGATCGAACTTGTGCCGTGGATGTTCGAGAAACCATTCGTACATCGGGATGATGACAGTCTTGACTCCACGTTCGTGACAACGATTCGGGAAGTTCCAATCGAATGGAGTCTCAAAGAACAGCATCACGTCGATGTCATCGAGGAACCGTTCAACTTCTGGTCCAGCAATAGTTCTGCTGGTGATCTCCATAGTTCCTTCTGGGTACCACTCCATGTGTGAAGGAGTGCCATGAGGATGACGGTACACCATGACATCGGTGATAACGCCAGCATCATAGAAGGACTTGGCTAGATGACCCAATCCTTGTGCCGTGGCGTACCCAACGCATCCTACTCTCATGAGTTGCTCCTATACTTTTGGATTAGCATTTCCAGCAGGCTGACGATACACAGTTTGTCTTTAGAGCCAATGGCATCGAACAGCCGACGTGAGCTACCGTAGACAGAAGGACTTCTGTACGGCATAGTAGATTCTGTGACAGTAAAGCAGGTATCGGGTACTACGTTGACAAGGAAGCAAGCATTGCGGATCAACTGGCGAATGGATGTCGTGTACGCATTGCAGACAATGTAATCGTTAGGCGTGCTCAACTGCATTAGTTCATAGACATGCTCCATGTAGTCCTTGGCGTAACCGATCGTCACGTCCTGTCCAACGTCGAACATTGCCACAGGTGCGCCTGTTGCAGCAGCTTTGCAAATCTTGTGCAGCAGGTAGTTTCCATTACGTCGTGGTGAGTCGTGGTTGTAAAGGATTCCTGTGCAGATAAACATCCCATGGTTCTGTCGGTACATTCTGGCAAGATGATATGCAGCGACCTTGGCACAAGCATAAGGACTACGCGGATTGAACGGAGTCTCTTCCGTCTGCGGTGCTGGTGCGTCACCGAACATCGTTGATGAACACGGAATGAATACACGAGCAGACGGGCAGTGACGGCGTACAGATGCCAGCAAGTTGCTGACAGCCTTAACCGTAATGTCCACCTGATATGCTGGATGCAGGAATGACCAGTCAACATTGTCCTGATCGGCTTCGTGGTAAATCTGGTGAGGATCTACCTTACGGATGATCTCGTCGAGACATAGTGCATCCGTAACGTCACCTTGGATCAGGTGGAAGTTAGGATTACCGATGTTGTGGCGTACGTTATCGAATGGGTCTTTAGACGAGTGCCGATAGACACCGTAGACTTCGTAGCCTTTCTCCAGCAGGATGTCAGCAAGGTAAGATCCGTCCTGGCCACATACGCCACTAATAAGAGCACGCATTAGAGAATCCTTAGTTCAGGGAGGGGGACGATGAACTTGCCACCAGCTTTACGCCATGCTTCATCCTTTTCCCGTTCAAGGAATTCTGAGATGAAAGCATAGGGCAGGACCAACATGTAGTCTGGCCGCTGTTGGCGTACGATCGCTTCGGAGTAGATTTTGATATCAGTACCGGCTGTGACTTTGCCCCACTTCTCGGGTGAGCGTTCAGCAGCATACAGCACGTCTTCGTAGTCTAGTCCGTACCACTGAAGAAGGAAGTTACCTTTGGTTGATGCTCCGTAGACACAGACCATCTTGCCGTCTTCGTTGGCCTCGTTGATGATATCCTGAACTTCGTCTCGGTTGGCCTCCATGCGTATAATGAAATCTTCGAAGTCCTTGAGTATGTTGACTTCATTGATGAATGCGTCTACGACTCGTGCCCCCGCTTCTGGAGAACGACCAGTGGGGTATGCGGCGTGACGGATGCTGATGCGGTACGATTCACCGTTGACAGCATTGGTGGTAACGTCGTATATCATCAGGTTGTGGCGACGCAGCAGCACAGCGAGACTGTGGAGCGTGTAGAACTCCAGATGTTCGTGAGCCATGTTACCGATGTCGTTACAGTTAATCATGTTCTTCAGACACATCAACTGAGCAACGAATACGCCGTCATGCTCCAGTACAGCAGCGATGTCTGCGATGAACTGATTGGGATCGTCTAAGTCGTAGAACATACCACAAGCTGTGATGATTCTGGCCTTGTCAGTACCCAGACGCGAAGTGTAGGCTTCCTCTGACCAGAACTCATTGATCAACAGATCGACCTTCTCTTGAGGATCTGCTGTAAGGTTCTTAGCAGGTTCGACGCCAACACGGACCACATTATCAGGGTAGAAGCCTAGGAGCGTGCCATCATTAGAGCCGATGTCCAGTACGACATCTAGTGGCTGCAGGTCTACCTGAGACATAGCATCCCGCACAACATCGGCCAAGGCTGTACGCATCGTGGCTGTAACACCAGAGCGGTACCAATAGTGGCCGGAGTACAGCAACTCTTGCGGTGCTGTGTGCGGGTTCTGGACCAGAGTACATTCTGGACAGTAGACTAACTCAAGCGGACATCTCTCACCATCGTAGGCGTGTCCGGGGTCTACAAAGTTGCTGATGTACTGATCGCCAAAGTTATACAAAGGCGTGAGTTGATCGTGACCGCAAATGCGGCACGTCGTGCGGGTGGTGTAGGACATGTTCTCACTTGGGGGGTAAGAGACTTAGGGGGTCAAACTCTTCAATGTAACACTTACTGATTGGGTGCTTTCGGTTACCCATAGATGACTCTTCGCCAATGTGCTGCACTAGTGAAGGGTAATGGATGTATTCAGTCCAGCCAGCAGCATTCATGGATTCGACGATTGCACCGTCCAACGACTTGTGCCCTCGCATTGAATCCCTACGACGAGTAACCATGTGGGGTTGTGAAAGTAACGTCTCGACTGCTGCATGATCAAACACCAATGCTACGGCACCTCTACCGAGTTGGTGACCCTTTACAGCACGAGCAGCTTCGTGCCAACCATGTGTCTTCCCGGGAACGATAGCATCGTTTTCCATGAATGTAAAGAGGTTGAGGTAACTTTTCTCTGGTAGTGTACACTCACTCAGGTATTGCTTTAGGTTCTTTACGCAGATGAAGTCATCCTGAAAGATTGCGTAGAACTGGGACCATGGGTTTCTGGAGTAGAGTTCAAGGAGGGTCATGTGCCAATGAGCGAAGGTTCGGATGTTCCTTCCACGGCAGATCACCTCGTGAGGCTCCAGCACGTCCATTAAGCGACTATCGCAAGGTCCGTCGACTGAGATGATGGGTTTGTCGAAGCCAGCGTCAGCGAGGCTCTCCAGCGTTCTGGGAAGAAGATCATCTACGCGGGTCGGTACGGTAGTGACTGCGTACTCCCAAGTACCACGGATGTAGGGCAGGTCTTCGGCTGGTCGTTCCAATCCACCGTTCCACTTCATAACTTCTGAGCGAAGAAGCTCACTGTGACCTTGTGTATCGAGTACCTGACGATGGCTCGTGAATGATGGAAGTGGAGTCATGAACTTCACACCCGGGATGATGGGTGTAATGTAATCACGGAACGCAGTTACCTGCGAATCGTGGATGCAACCGCACAGAGTTTCCTTGGGCAGAACGATATGAGGCATTGGGGGGATTCCACAGGCTTCTACGATCCAGTCACGGATACGAGCAGCAACCATTCCGGGGAGGTATTTAGCAGCAGCACGTTGATACCACTTCTGTGCATTCTTTGCTGAGCGGGCTACGATACGTTCTGAGAGAGGGATAGTATCCTGCAGGACTTCCATCGCTGACATCGTGTTCAGTCGGTCGATCTCAGCCTTGCATTCAGAGCAAGGAACTGCGTTGCCAGTCTCGCGAACAATGATTGCGTGGAGTTTGGTACCGATATTGGAAATCAGCGAACGCTTCTTACTCTTTGCTGACAGTCTGCCTCCAGCCGGATGGGTTGGATCACTAAATCTCAATATCTTCAGTGTCTTGGTCACTTTCAACTCCCGCATCAATTCTTAGTTCTCTCATCCTGATTATCTCCTGCTCATGACTATCTAGGTGAGATATAGCTAGGGAGACAGTTACAGCCGCTACAACAACCAGAATGACGTGTCTCATATACAAGTTCCGTATCCACGGAAGTGATATCGGATCGACCATATGGTGTCGGGGATACAACTTTCTGGCGGACCATAGTCGTAGTCGGCCCCACTACACACACTACAGTCTACGAAAGCATCCCAGTATAGAGTAGCGTACGTAGAAGCACCAGACCCGAGTGTGTTACAATCAGGGCAGGTCCAACCTGCATCTGTTTCAATCCATACTCCTGTTGGTATTGATGCTGTGGGGGACAGGCTATACTTAACGAATCCTTTGTATGTTCCCCCTCCGTCTATACAGGCAACAACGGCTTCAACTTCGAAAAACCCAACTAAGCCTGGAATCGAATGTGTACCTACTGAAGAGAATATGGCACAGATTGTGTGCCCTGCGAATAACTCCACATACTCAGGAGTATCAGGGGAAGTAACATTCATCCTCATACCGTTATCGCAGGACACGTCTAGGCACGCTGTAATGTCGGGACACCCTAGTCCACCAGGCTCGTACCCAACGTTATCGAGAGTTGCGTCTTCAACATTAAACCCCGGGCAACAGGGAATATCACATACGCCGCAACCGCAGCCACATTCCAGTAAGGCTTGTTGTAAGTTGGAGGGCACTATGCTGTTCCTGTTCCGCAGTCAATCTGTACGCCCTGACAGAACACGCCTTCAACAATATACGTGTCGCAACGAGTGAGTGTAACAACTCCGTCGCAGCATTCGTAGAATCTGTCAGGGATTCCAACGAGATCATAGTTACCTGTCAGGATCATGTAAAGCGGAATTGTGTCAATTGCTGTTCCGGTCCCTGTTCCAGTACCTGTAACGGGATCGACGACAGTATCGCCCATGTCGGTGATGATTACGTGGGCACCAATTCCCAGTGTCAACTTACGAGGATCATAACAGTAGACTAGAGCACCGTCTGCAGGTACGGATACTCTGGATGGTTGTTGCAGTGTTCCGCAAACAGCAGTATCAGTTCCAGTGTTCTCTCCTGTGATCCATTGACATGGAGTACACTCGTTGTATTGGCCAGAGCCTGTTCCAGTGTCTGTTCCTGTACCTGTAATTGAGGGGAGGTCGAAAGTTGGAGTTAGGGATAGATAAGCAGAGTAGTACCCATTGCCCAAGCATCCTACAATCGACGCATGCCTCTGAGAGGAAGATCCTACAGCAGCAACAGGAGACCACTCAGCACCGTTACGAATGATCAGAAGCACGTCACCGATGGATGCTGAGAAAGTTGTGTAGCGATTGGTTATGGTCTGTAGGCTGATGTCGCCTGTTGCTGACTCCATATTGAGCGTGGTTGAGTCAATCGGCTGTACGTAGCGGAGCACACGACATTCAGCGGAAGTGTAGCCAGTTGTTGCGTTTGTTGCAGCGGCAAGATTCTCTGTGAGAACAGCATAGTACAGCATGTTGTGGAACGTATGCTGTTTAGCTTGCCCTAATTCCTGAAGTGGTAACGAATGTCCGAGTACACGCTTATGTATCTCGCGTGCGTCGTCTTCAGGATAGATACCTAGTCGATTATTGCTCATGGGATGACCAGTTCGTACAAGGCAGCAAATGCTGTCAGGTCATTTTGTTCTGGAAGAAGAGTATCCACAAATGCAAAGTCTGTGAGTGGGTCGGCGTCGTCGATCAGATCGTACGGGATGGCGATACCGTTTGGTGCCAGTGGCCACGGTGCTGTCGCACGGTCGCCACGACTATTGATGTCGATCGGTGCTAACTCGAAGCCACCACCAAGTAACGGAGCGAGTTGTAGCGTGTGCATGGATACGCGACGGTTGGCTTCGCGGAAGTAACCCAGTACAGAATCAGTACGTCTGTCGACTACAAATGTTGCTGTGAGAGTAACGAAGTGGTGAGTCGCTGTTGCACCAGTTCCATCCTGTCCTGTAGGTACAGAAAGGTTTACTGTTCTATAGTTTTCCACGCACGTACAAGACTCCAACAGTACGTGGTCCTCACCAGCACCGAATAGAGCCGTCGCATTGATTCTTCCGATGAATGGAGCTACGTCAGTGCTGTAGGTAAAGCCGTCGTACTCAACGTTCCAAGTGAAGGTATGAACTTCCAGATCGAGTTCTGCGGAGACACCTTCTAGGATCGGCAGACCATTAGCGTGTACCAGTGGATCACCGTTGATATCGTGGAAGATGTTGATCCTGACACGGCGTGTACTGGACTGCCATGTTGGTGGTTCGTCCCAAGGATACTTGATGATCTGAGTAGCAGGTTGTCCAGTACTGGGGGTAGTGTCGAATCGTTTAGCACGACCAACGTTACCAGCACCTTGGTTCTCGCCGTTCAACAGCTTATCGAGCCACTGACCCGTTTCGTAGGTCAGGTCTACGATCCAGAATGGTCTACCTGATTGGTGTACACGAACGCCATTGGCCTGCTTCAGAATCAGATCACTACGTTCTGGATGATAGGACAGACCGATCGTGAAGGTTGGCTCTGGTGTGGTACCAAAGTCGTATGCAGGTAGAGCAGCCTGAACGTCAATGATATCCTCCAGCGGAGAATCCATCTCGATCAGGCACTGCTCTACGATCGTGTTGACGCCCCACGTTGCTGAGAGATCCTGAGCTTCGTGGAGGAATCCTATAATCTGCTTGAGGCCCATGGGTAACCTTTACTGTACGATACGGATTCCGGTCATGCCTTCGAGAATCTCATTGGTACGACCTTGACGGCGTGCAATTTCTGTAAGCTGTGGATCTTCCTGACGGAACTGAGCATCGAGCATCTGTTTAAACGCATCTGCTTGAGCTTGGAAAGCATTCTGTTCCAGTCCGCCTACAGGAGTAACACGCTGTTGCTCTGTAAGGATTTCCTGCTTCTGACGCTCAAGGTCCCGCCACATAAGCTCTAAGAACTCAGCGGACTGACGAACTTGTTCTGCTGAGAAGTCATTAGGGTCCAAGCCCATCATTGGGTTAGGACTGTCGACGCCTAAGAACTTAGCCAGTTCATTTTGGATGTTCGCAGAGTCTTTCTGAGCTTCATTAGCAGACAACTGAAATCGCATGTTGTCCTGACGTAGTTGGTTCTCCTGACGTAGCAAGCGATTAGTGTTCTCCTGAGCACGAGCAATAGCTTCTTCTTTCTCTCGCATTGAGGCAGTCAGACTGTCTAGCTCGTGCATCAGCTTACGTGCATCTTCCAGTCTTTCTGTTTCTTCATCCGTACCGAGAATAGGAGATATCTTATCAGTTTGCTGCCCGGGGAAGATCTTGAATACTTCTTTTGTACCTTCAATGATGGACTTGAACTCTTCGGCAGCACGAACTATTTCGTCCGGAGTTCCAGTGTTCATCACATCGACAAGGTCTTTGTACGCTTCTGTAAGATGGCGAACATCGTCCTCTGCTGTAGCAATTTGCATCCAGTCGTGCACGCCTCTTGACTGTTTCATCATGTCGACGATTTTCTGAGCGTCGGCAACGATTGTCCCGCCTGCTACAGCATCACGAAGCTCCTTGCGTTTGAGAGCCAGTTCGTCTTCGACTGCTGTTGCTTCGACTTCAGTCTTAGCAAGTTCACGAGTCTCCTGACGCAGCTTAGCCAATGCTGCAGAGTACGCGGTCAGATCGTCGATGTCTTGCAAGTTAAAGCGATGCTGTAACTGGCGTTCAGCAGTGTCTTGGTTTCGCTTTAGCTCATCGTTAAGTCGTTCGTAGGCTCTGGTGACTTGATCAACTTGTTCCTCTTCCTGCATGAGGTAACGGATCAAGAATCCAGTACCAATGAGTACTGCTGGTATGCCAATACCTGCAATGGCAGACATAGCACCAGAGGTTCCCAGTAAGGCACGAGCAACCATAGACAAGTTGTTGGATGCTGACATGAGAGCCATGTTCAGTCCACCACCCATCGACAGTACCTGAATGAAGTCTTCAGCAGCGTATGATGCTTGACCCATGGCCATGGACGCACCACCAAAACCGCCACCCATTCGAGTCACAGTCAGTTGAGTATCAACGGCTGCACGCTGCATCATTGCTTGCTGCAAACGCCAATCGTTAAGTTGGCGTACACGATCGTCATCAGCGGCACGTTTAGCATCACGCTGACGAGCACGCTCAATACGGTTCATCCGTTCTGCGTTCTGAGCAGCAGCAACTTCCTGACGAACCAGATCAGCTTTGTATGCAAGGAAGTCAGCATCACGCTGAGCGTCAGCAGCTTCCTGAGTCTGACGTGTACGCATAGTCCTGAGACGTGCGATCTCAGCGGCATTGGAAGCGTTCATCTTCTCGATGGCTTCTTCACGATTCAGGATCGCGTACTTCTGAGTGATGTACTCACGAAGGTTGTCTAAGTCCTGCTGATGTGCTTGCTGAGCAGTGGCAGTTGCTCTGGCCTGAGCAGTAGCACGGTTAGTAGCGTTGTCACGTAGAGCACGCTCATCCTGCTCCAGCAGTGCATATCTGGCAGTAATAGCGACACGCAAGTCGTTGTTGGCTTGTGCTCGGGCAGCAGTCTCCATTTCCAGAACAGCTTGAAAACGCTGAGCGTTCTTAGTGTTCATTGCGATCTGGTTTTGAATCTGCTGTTGCTCTTGATCCATCAGAGCGTAGCGTGCTCGGATAGCCTGCTCAAGATTCAACAGTTCCTGACCACGAGCTTCTGTCTCAGTAGGTAATGGGCGTGCTGTTGCAAGTTGCTGCATGTTGTGCGTGTACAGTGCAGCTTGTCGTTCAGCAGCAATACGAGAGTTAGTAGCTTCTTCCTTGGCTGTCTCTGCAGCGATGAAAGCAGCTACTTCGCGTTCCATCTCTTTGTTGTACCAGGCGTTGAACTCCTCCTGAGCTTTCTTCTCACGAGCGAGGCGTTCTTCTGTTACCTTGGCAAACTGTTCGACATGAGCTTGGTATGGCTTAGGATCGTTCTTGCTGACTGCGTACGTCAGGCGTTCCAGTTCTTTCTGATAAGCACGAGTCTCTTCGGCAGCAGTGCGGAAGCCACGGGATACACCTTCGGCATCGACGGACAGCTTAATAGCAATGTCGTTAATGCTTTCCATCTTTTTTCATTCCCTTAACTGCTGAGAGGATAGCAAAAAACCCGCTCCTGATGGCAGCAACGGGTTTGGTGACTAACCTGCTAAGACGGTAGGTGTAATCCTTTTGCACGGTCCACGACTTAATCATCCATGGAACCGCTGACGACTTAGGGTTGGCAACCTTCATTTGATGTGCTATGGACATTGCCTGAAGGTCGTCAGTCATTCCCCATCTGTACTCTCGCCAGAAGTTCAGATGCTCACAAAATTCTGAGTAAGGAATAGACTCTATCTCGGACTTGGACTTCCCCCAACGACTACACAGGAACATTATGAACCATCGTGGATCGTCGGGAGTAATTAGTTTTTTGCGGAGTCCGCCTGAGTCCATACTTTGTCACGCAGGATTGCGTTGACTTCTGTCATCTGTTCCGTGCTGATTGCGTCGAGGAAGTAATCCACAACACGAGCCAAGTACGGGGCATCCAGATCGTCAAGTGTCTGACGAACTGAGACACCTTCCTGAACAGTGATAGGCCACTTCTCGGCGTCTTCCTGAGCCAGATGGTTGACCAACTGTGGGAGGAACGGCTTGCCGTCTTCGTACAGGCAGATCAGAACACGCAGACCAGAGAAGTAATGAGGCTGTACTTCAGTCTCAGTTGCTCCCGGGAACTCACGAAGCTTGGCAATGAATGCCGTTGCGAGTCCTGCTGACGGCTCAACAAGTTCTGAGGTGGTAGAAGATGTGAGTGGGGCACGCTTGAGAGGTTTGAGCAACATACAGGTATCCTAAAGGAAGGGGTGAATGGAGGTGTTGTACCATCAGCATTATACTGGAGCAGTTACGTCAATGCCGGAGATACGGAAGACAAGTTCTGCCAGTGAGCGTGATCCCTGATCGTCAGAGAGCACAGTACCCATTGGTGTGAACTTGTTGCAGTATCCGGTCAGAACCAGAATCGGACCAGTGGTTTCAGATCCTTCAGCAGGGAATTCAACGAGCAGGTCACCTGAGCGACCGTCGAAGAATGCTGCGAATTCACGACCACCATTGGTGTCATCTGGATCCCAGTCAACAGTGAAAGTAATGGTTCCAAGATCGACCATCTTACCGGCACGGAAGGTACGAATCAAGTTCCCCCATGCGTCAAGTGTCGTATTGGAGCAAGTTGTTTCCACGTCACCACGAGTGAAGCCGGACCATGTAGGGCCGTCAGTAACACAGGCGTAAACGTCGCTTGATGTATCGACAGCATCAGGTGCTGCCCCTGAGCCAGTTGGTGCTGTGGTCTGTTCGAACCACTTGATCTTGATACGTGATGTATCGCGTGCGGACATGAAAACCTCCTAACAGGTAGCCTTACCAGAAAAAGACAGGACGATCATCGTCAGATCAGGATTCGACTGTCCTGTTTTCAACACATACGTTTCGTCCTGAGAATCAAATCTCAGGTAGTTGATGTACACGCTGGTTCCGGTTATCTCATAGGAAGTGAGTTGTGTTCGACGACCAGCAACGATGGGTTGCAGGACAGCGAGCACGGAGGTAACAAGAGCCTTACGTTGAGTATTAGAATGGGCTACACAGGCTACGTCAAGTGTAAAGCTACACTTCTCTGAGTCATTAGCCTCTGCAAGACCTTCTGAGGAATGGAATGGTGTAATCTCGGAGATATCGTAGAACACGTAACCGTCTGGTGCAGTCTTTAGGTCATGTGAGGGCAGGAACGAAGACTTGCTGCACGGAATTGTAGCCCCGACAGCACCGCTGATCAATGATTGTAATCCGACATCTAAAGTGTATGGACTCATTTGCCGAATGCCTTACGGAAGTGTTCCAGTACTTTGGTTCGGAAGATTTCCTTAGCCTTAGCTTCGGTTTCCTGCTTAGTCTTGGCGAAGTAATGGTGACCGTCGAAGCTGTACGTTCTGCCCTTCTTTTTCTTTTCGTCGCTGAGGGCACTGAGCTTGTGCTTAAAGCCAGCTTCCCACAAGTGCAGGTATCGAGCAGGCCAACGCTTCTTCAGACCACCAACACTTTTAGGACCGAACACTTTCTTACGAAGTCTACTGCGAACGTCACCACGGGGGTACCGCTTGCTGTAGATCGTTGAGCCATCGTCGGCAGTACGTTTCTGACGAATACCGAATGAGACCTGACGCTGGATAGCTTTAGCATGTAGAGGAGACTTCTCCAGCGTTGTTGCTTCAATGTACTTGTTGTTGACTCCGATGATCCCGTAGAACCGATCAGGGTTGTTGCGAGCGTTCCTATACTTGGAGATCAACGCACGGTAGGTGGCACCAGAGGATTGCTTCGACTCACGAGGGAGAGCCATCAGCTTAGATTTCAGGGAGTTTCTGGACGGCAGTAGTGCACTTCTCAATGCCTGACGTACGATGTGCCTGCGAAGCGTACCAACGAACTTGGGGAAGCCGTTGAGTACCTCTGTAGGCATGTCGAACTTGATTGAGAAGAATGGTTTTGCCATTAGTACATTGTGGGGATAAGTTGAATGGTGATTGGCTGTGAGACGTTGTCGATGATCGTGATGTTGACTTTCTTCCTGTCACCCCATGGGTCAGTCGCTGGTCCTTGAACCGCGAATACTTTCTGACGAGAAGGAATGACACAGAACATGCCTGCAGTGATCTCTTCAGCAGGCTTACACCATTGGCCGATGAGCATAAAGGACTGCTCAGAAGCCACACGACCGGCGTCCGTAATCTCTGTGGGCTTGCGAGGAGCTTCCAGAGAGAACGGACCTTTGTAGTGAAGAGTGAATTCCTGTGTGAGTTCACCCGATGTGTTGACGACTGTGGAGGGTGTCCAGAACTCGCAGATGGTTCGCAGATTGGGGCGTGAGCGACGATTGTACTTGTTCATCCACGACTCACTTTCGACCAGTCTTCCGTGATGTAACGGATGGCACGGTGGTCATTCAAAAGGTTGAGATCGCGAAGTTGACAATAGCCTTGAGGAAGTTCTGAGACAGAACCATCAGAGATTGCATCGCGGTACTCAAACAAGTGGTAAGCGAGGATCTTGATAGCTCGGATGGTCGACTTGGGTACGGCGTCGTATGATGCGTAACCAGTGGTGTATGTGATGGTGATTGGGTAGGGTTGCTCATCGTTGATCTCTTCGAAAACTTCACTCCAGTCCTCAGCCCATAGCTTGGATGGTTCTGAAGTGTAGAGAGTGTAGTCGGAGGACGATACGGTTCCAGTGGTCAGATCCGATTTGACGTACGTGAATGTCGTGATCTCGGTAACACGTCCGAATGGCAGGAAGAACAGACCATCAGGATTGCAGAAGGCTTCGTACGGAAGAGTGAGAGTAACAGGTTTACGGAGAATGAATCTCCACTGTTCCTTCTCACAGATTGAGATGCACTCGTGAAGTAAATCTTCCAGATCAACAGGCAATAGTTCCGTAGGTGTTTCTGGATCGAAACCAATGTTACGCTTGGTGGCATCCAGCAGTGTGGTGCCCACAATCGTACTGAGTGCAGCTTCACTGGCAAGATCAACGTACATCGGCATGAATGGTCTCCAAAAGACAAACCGCAGTACAGCCACCCCCTGAACTGTACTGCGGCTGTTTCCATCCGAAGATGGTGAGTTATTGTTGCTACCCCGCTTATGGCTCTGGCGTCAGGGACGGGGCTTAGTGTAGAGTCGTGTGCCACGCAGACACACTAAGCCTTCGGCAACAAGTATCGTTAGGCTGTGACGCCTGTTCCAGTTGGAGTCAGATCGTCGCACTGACGAAGACCAACAACCTGTACTGCAGCAGCCAGCGTGTTAGTGTTTGTTCCTGTCAAACGGAATACTGTTGACAAGAATACAACACCCGCTACGTCTTGAGCGTAGCTGACTTCTTCTGAGTCAACTTCGACTGCCATTTCCATGTCAGCCAAAGCTGCACTGAAGGTAACCGTCTTGATGGTTGTGAAACCACTGGTTCCGGCAGACACTGTGGAGCCGCAGACCGTAACGGTCAGGGCACCTGTCAGGTCAGCGTTGTTGATGACAAGCATAGCTTTGTCGAACAACGTGGTGATAACGTGAGCATTACCGATGCTCCCGTTCATTGTTAGCGTACCGAGAGCCTTGACTTGGCTCTTGGACGCAAGATGCGTAAACTTCTGAGTAGCCATAGTATTTGTTCCTGTACAGGAGAAGAATCGAAACACGGAAGGGAGAGGGGCATGGTTCAGGTGAACCTTACTACATGCCCCTCAGACCTGCATGAACTACGCAGTTGTCGCAGACAGGACAACGAACGGTGACAAGGTCAGACCGGCCTTGGCAGGAGTCAACACTGAAGTCCACCATGGTCGAGCATCGTCGAAGCTGGTGAACAAGAACACTTCTTCTCGTTCGAGGAAGCGGACATGGATGCTGCGTGTCAGCGTGCCAGTCCCACGTTCACCGTACAGTACCTGCGTTGGGTTGACGCAGGCGAGGAAGTTAGAGTTCCACTCGCTGATAACGTTACCGTCCTGACCAGACGTAATACCGTTCATGTATTCGGTCCAGATGATTGGACGACCGAGCAACATGTCTGGGTTGGCAGAGTCAGCAGGGTAGAACAGCTTCACGAGACCAGCGTTGTTTGGTGACTCGATGTGCAGCGTTGCAATCGTCGGGAACAAGTCCAGAGAGCACAACCACACAGCGTTCTCGTAGCCCCAGACACGCTGACGCATCTTGAGGATGTTGGTACCGTTGACGATAACGGATGTTGACTGACCAGACTCTCGCAGCACAGTCAACAACGAAGGATTGCTGGCGTGCAGCATACCCAGTGGTCGACCGATACCGTTACCGTTCAACAGTTCATTGATGCGGTAAGAGCGAGCTTCCTGTCGCAATCCCTGATCAATCAGAGCAGCGATGGACAGCGGACTGTCAGACATCAACTGGTTAGTAGCTGCAGCAGCACCATTCAGTTCGTGTGCCTTCAGAGAGATCATCTCCATGGCGTTCTTGCTGAGTGTCGGAGCAGCAGTTTCCTTACCTCGGTAGACTCGGAATCCACCAGTCACTGAAGTGCTGTGGTCTTTGTCAACTCGGGCAGGAATATCGACAACCGGAGCGGTCATCGGGATACGAGTCATCTTGCTGGTCAACTGGTCAGCTTCTGGTTCAAGCTGCATGACCGTGTTGATGAATCCGCGAGGTACAGTAACGCCTGCTGCTTCCCAGTTGGCCTTGCTGAACTCGTCAGATCCTACTGCGTCCATCACAGCGGCACGAAGGCGAGGGTCAACTGCTTCAGGGTTTCGACCCCTGTAGGCGTTGATCACAGCACCAAGGTACTCCTGCTGGTTCTTGAAGCCGAACTTTTCCTTGTCGTCTTCCCATGCTGGACGAGTATGTACGCCCTTGGAGAAGTCGAAGGTTAGCCCACTTGTCGCATTGGCAATACGAGACGTAGCCAGCAATGCTGCCTTACGCTCAGCGAGACCGACAGGTGTCTTACCCAATGCGTTCTGAACCGCTTCAATGCGATCTACAGCATCGGAATAAGCCTGAGCGTCTTCAGATGAGAGCTTATCGCCCTTGGCATCGAAGACTTCGGTGACAGTAATAAGACGAGTTCGTTCGTCCTGAAGCTGGTTGACGGTCATCTTCACGATGTCGTCGTGCTTGGCAGGCGTATCGTTGAATACGAGTACGCGATTAGCGATGGCAGAAGCCATGACAAAACCTCCTAGATAGTGATGTGGCATCTGGCTTCTGCTTGTGTGCGTTGCTGTGGGCATAGCCTTTGACACGGTAAGAATAACAGCATGACGGAAGCCCGTCAACTACTTAATTGCAAAATTCTTTCGAAGGTTCAAAGCCCTGATTCTAAGAGCATTTACGTCTACTACATTTTGTGCAATAGAAATGTCTGCTCGGTTCTTGACTGTGTCTGGAATGTGCAGACAGTTAAGGATGGCAGTATCGGGTTTAGCGTTTCGGACAGAGTGGAACAGACCGTTTGTAACAGCTTCTGAAGCAGACATGTAAGTCTCAGCTTCCATAAGTGTCTTCACCTGAGCCTCGTTCATAGAAGTTCTGGTAGTGAAGATATCTACGATGCTGTTGCGGTGAGACTCCCAGCGGTTCTGTACGTTCTGGATCTCGTTGAGAGAGTCGATCTTGGCGTACAGGTACGGGTTGTGCATCATGAACAGACCGCCATTGCAAATCTGTCGCTCTGATCCAGCAAGTGCCAACCAGCCAGCAGAACTGAATGCGTAGCCGTCAACGATGGTTGTGACCTTGCCGGGATGTTCCAGCAAGCGATTGTACATTGCCAGAGCAGCACCGACTTCACCACCTGAAGAGTTGATACGGACGTTGAAGTCTCGTGGTGCATCCTTCAGGAAGTCTGTGACATCGGCGGGTGTAGCGAAGTTGAACGTCTCACCATCGTACGTCTTCTGGGGCATGATGATGTCATAGATCAACAGTTCGTCAGCCTTGTTGAAGGTGACCTTGCACTCCAGTGTTTCACCAGAAGGCAACTGCTTACGATTCAATACAAGTGACTTCATTGTCGATTCCTTCTGGTGATTTCTGGTTGGATACCCAATCTGCGACGACGTTGTCCAGAGTTGACGACCCTATTGTAACCATGTCCTTCCAAGGTGCTAGCTGGTCCATCAGCATTCCGTGGAACTTATCGTTGTAGAACTCAGCCTTGGCAGCATCGAAGTCGTCAGGACGGGACTGCTTCTTCTGATCGAGTACACGAGTCTCGTACTGCTTCAAGCCATTGATGACATTCAGGAATGCCGACTTGACTCTCTCTTCAGCATTGCGGATACGTTTGTCGATGTTGTCGCCCGAAGGAGACTTATCCATCTTGCCTCCTGATGGAGCTTTGGCTGCTTCAGCTTTCTCCGTGACTGCTGCGTGTTCTTCGGCAGACACCATACCTTCGTTAGTCTTCTTGGCGGTTTCGATCTGAGTTTCAGCCATATCGTTGGCCAGGTCAGCACCTTCCTCCAAGTGAAGAGAGTGCTGAACAGTCATCAGATTGACAGGGACATATCGCAACGAACTGGATTCGTCGTTAGGATCAATGTGCATACCGAGCAGACCAGCACCGTAAGTCCTGTCGATGAAGCCGATCTCAAACAAGTTTCTGAGAGCGGTAGTAAACTTGTCGATGACGTTACGGTATAGATACAGTAACTCAAACTCGAAGCAGTACAGCATCTGAGACGGCAGAGGGATAAGCTCTGATTTGAACTGACCTGCAATACGTGAGAGTAATGGGCCGATACCAGTCTGTACGAACAGAGCTACTGCCTGTGACAGATCAGCATCACCAGCCTTGGTTCCCATGTAACTGTGGAGCAGGGCAGGTGGGATGTTGAGGCCACGAGCTACGTCTTCCACGCTGAAGGCACGAGTCTCAATGAACTGCAGATGCTGGAACGGAATACCCATATGAACAGGCTTGAGTCCCTGTTCGAGGATACGGGTACGGAAGATGTCCTCCAGTGGAGCGTTGGGATCGTCTGTGAAGTTGGCTTCGAGACGCTTCAGGACTTCAGGAGCCAATCGGTTCTCTGTGGTCAGAAACATCTGTGTGGCGATACCGCGACTGTAGAACTTCCAGCCGAACTCCTCAGACGCACGGTAGAGGTCCAGAGACACCTCAGAACACTCTACGAAGCCAATAGCACGGTGGTATTCCGTATCGAGGACTTTACCCTTGAAGTGGGCGATGTCGCTCTTAGGGAGCAGCAGAGGCTCTGTACGGATATCGCGAGAGGAGACTCCTGTGTCGATGCGGTACAGAAGCTCTCCCTGAGAGGCTTGGCGACCTGTAGATAGTTGCTCCTGACCAGAAGCACGAAAGATGTTTCCTCGGGTAATTCTGGATGGGTGAATGTAATACAGGCGAGACGTACGACCTTGGAGGTCACGCTCTCGGTAGAAGTAACAGTTACCGTCCATCAGAACATCGTAGACGATTGTCAGGAGACCGTCATCAGAAGATAATTCTGGATGAAAGTAATGAGAGAAGATACGAGATGCTGGGTTGTCTGTTGTGGGTACGACTTTAGTCTTGGCTTGTGAGCCAGCTTCCAGTGCGTACATACGACGAGGGACGGAACCTATCATGCCTGTGTAAATGTCGATAGCACACTTGACGGCAGACAGCTTCAAAGCAGCAGTCGTGTTGTTGGTATACTGTTTCTCGTGGTTCAGTACGCCGAACAGGTTCTTCCACGATAGCGTACCCGTGGTATTAAGCACGATGTCGATGAGGTTACCGACAGCGGTCTTGGAGATAGTATCTTTTGGTTTGCGAGAAAACCAGCCCATGTGATGTCCTATTTCAAACCACGGATTTCTGTGATGGTTTCGACTTCAGGGTACATCCATGCTCCCATGGCCATTAACCCCGCTACGATACCGTCGATCTTGTTGGTAGACTTCGATCTGTCCGGTCTGCGTTGTCCATCTCTGGACTGTACAATAACTACGTTTCCGATCATCCAATCAAGGACAGGGTGCCCGCCATGCTGGAATTGGTGGTCGATAGCTAACGCTTCCATACGACGGCAAGGTTCATTCATTCCAGCAAAGGACTGGGGGTAAGCTCTAGCTGGAAATCCGTATTGCTTGAGGGTGGTGTAGATATGATGTGATCCCCAGCGGTCGAAGCATATCTCTCGACAACCGGAGAAATGGGAAAGGATACCTTTGTTGTTTCCATCCCCGAGCATGGCAGTAATGATTGCGTTCTCATCGACTGTATCCAAAGGGGATGTCGCATTGATGACGCCTGATTCCCACCATTGACTGTAAGGTAAGTTCTGCTCCTGTGACCGCTGGTAGATGGAGGTTGCAGGACACCAGCCCCAATGTAGCATAACACCATACTTAGGAAACCACAAGTTCAGTGATGCAATATCGTTCACTGAAGCATTGTCGAATCCAGCGTAACACTCTTCTTCCTGTAGGAATTCAACCTGACGAATGAACCATGACCAGTAAAGCTGATAACGACCAATGTACACGTCAACAGAAGTTGCCGTAGTAAATTTCTGGTCGTTAGCAATGTTGCACCAGTATGGATGCTTGGACATCCACTCTTTGATAGCAACGATTGACAGTAATGGGGTTTCAGGACTAGCGTTTCCGTTGGCCCAGATGTGGGATGGAATCCAAGCTGTTTCGGTTTTGGTACGGACGTTAAGGTGAAGGCGGAGGAATCGGTTAAGTTCTACAGGGTTGTCTTGAGCATTGCGAACCAGACGTTCAAAGTAGTCTTTGCGGATGGACTTACCGTAGTTGGGATTGGCTTTCTTCCACACCTTTTCTGAACGGAAGTCATCAGAGAGATCGGCTTCGTAGATCACTGGCAGGAAAGTTGGTTCCCACTGTTTATCACTGGCAATGTTCTTGGCTTTGTCGTATAGGCTATTGCAGACTGAGGGGCGATCATAGTCAGCGGTGGTCGTGTAAAGTACAAGGGGTTGGGTACGGGCAGCAGTTCCTGTGAGCATAACGTCAATAAGCTCGCTGTTGGGATGAGCGTGAACTTCATCGACGTACACGAAGTTGGGGGACAGTCCGTGCTTGGTATCTGCAATAGACGATAGGACTTTATAGATGGCACCATCGGTATGCTCAAAGGATCTTGTGGACCTGAAGACTCGCTTCTCTCGTAGTCTGGAGATCAGCTTGGGGTTGTTCTCGATCATGTACTGACAATGGCGGAAGTTGTTGGAGGCTTGCTCCACATCAGCCGCACAGCAATAGTTTTGTGATCGTTTCTCTTTGTCTACGAAGAACATGATCAGGGAGATGATCGCCCCGAAGGAGCTTGTGTTGTGCGTAGGAAGCATTGTCTTGCCGAACAAATAAGTACCTGATTCTGAAGACACTGTGATGCATCTCATAGGCACTGATGGGCACGGCACAATACTCACGATTTGTACACTTCTGCTTCTGTTTTGTCTAGCAGGAGTCGTACGTTGTCTGTCAAGTTTTCTGTCAAGTCTGAAGCACGGGTGTGTGTCCTTGAATGCACAAAACTGAATAGTAAAGTACGTACCCCACGTCCCATTCTGATCGTATGACTGCCTTTTTATCACTGAGTACTTGATGCCAAGGCTTCCAAGTAGTTCGGACATTCCGTTAACTACTGCTTCATTCTTTTGTGTGAACGATAAAACTTTACCTGCGGAGCATATTGTACCATCTGAATCCATCAGACCTTGGAGCAGAGCTAGTCTTTGAGATTTGGACGCTCTCAGATAGGCTGAGGGCACATGTTTATTGTCTAGGAGTTTGTTCAAACGCAATTGCTTACTGAGACCTTTTACGTGGCAGGACCACGCTGTTCTCCGTCGCACAACGGACGCGAACTCTATGCCTACCGAATTGATGTCTTGGTCACCTATCGTTATGTGCCCACTTGCAGATGTGCCATCACCCAACCAGTAACCCAACAAGTATGGGTCGATCGGTAAGTCGACTGACTCAGTATCAATACCATCGTGTAGAGGAAGCTTGAACGTCTTTCCATATGAGCAGTCTACTCCCGCGTCCAGCATCTCTTGTGTGGACCATACGTCTTCATAAAGATCTGCTCCTACAAGATTTGTAACTGTTTTTGTTCCAGTCTTCCTACTAACTTTTTGCTGTTTACTCCTATGTTTAGGGTGCTGCTTCCTAGAGTGAACGTGCCACAAATGGTTAGCACACGCTTTTACTGTTTCCCCGTTGGAAAATGTGACTACGAATGAATCTGGTCGTTCGTCGATCGGATGTACATTCGTAACAACGCACTGCTTACCCTCGACATCAAATACAATTTGCCCCTCCTGAATGTCACCCATCGTTGTCCAACCCGTGGGGGTTGGGATAGGGGTGTTCAGGTCGAGCATCTTACTGTTCTTTCGTGGTACGTAAATAAAGCACTCGCGGTAACGTCGAAGATGTGTGTCTTTGTGCTTCCAGCAGAACAAGTTGGCGTAGATGCTGGACTGCCATCGTTCAGGAATATATGGAAGTCCTGTCAACTCGCCTTCTGGAAAGCAGCACTCGTTGGTTACGAATGCGATGATACGATCCCATTCAGCACAGTCAAAGTAATAGTCTTTGGCTGTAACGAACGGATCGTATCCGGGGATGCCTCTTAGAAAGTCGCAGGTATTCAGTTCGATCCATTTCCAGCCAATCATCTTATCAAATTCATAGATGGGATCTGGAACTTTGACCTTCTGATTACCTGAGATGTAAGAAGAAGCTGGGTCTATTTCAAGTTCTAGCGACATGGGGTGTGTCGAGTCTTACGAGTCGAATGTAACGGTATCTGTCTCGAAGGACATCACATCATCAGCAGTTCCGGTACCTGCATAGGTCCAGAGAAACGTCAGGATACCAGAGTATTTGTACTTCTTGAGTCCCTTGGCTGTTTCTGAAGCAGGAAGTTCGATGACAGCGTAAGGAGCACCGGCTCCTGTTCCAGTACCCGGAGGGTCTACGAATGTGGCTGAGCCTGTAATGACTCGTGTGGAGTCAGTCTCACCGGATCGTTGAAGCGTGAAAGTAACAGAAGCATCAGCGAAGTTTAAGGAGCCAGTAGACGAGATAGGGTTGCCATCAGTGTCAACGATTGGAATCTGGATCTCACGACCGTTCTGCTCAGTGTAAGAGTCACCGATCGTAAGAGTTTCTGGGAAGGAAGTAATGGTTCCGGGTTCGAGAACTGCTGCAGCTAGTAAGGAAGTAATAGCACCAACAGATCCGATTGTATCTGTCTTGGTTTGGATCACATCCAATTGTGCAAGGATCTCTTCCTGTTTAGCAAGCGTAGCATCCCCAGATCCACCACCACCTCCACCAGCA